AATATCCATGCCGAGCAACCTCGGGGTCGCAACCTCATGGAACCTCAGCATCAAAGCCACCCCTTACAGCAAGGACGGTTGGCTACTACTGAACTCCGATGCCTGGTTCGAGCCTGGCGCATTACAGCAATTTCACGGTGAATGCAGCCCAGACACGATCACCCTCGCCGGTCGTCCAGGCTGGTCTTGCGCCCATGTGGGACGCAACGTAGTCGCCAAGGTCGGCCTATTCTGCGAGAACTTCCATCCCGCCTACTTTGAGGACAACGACTTCGAGCGTCGAGCGCAAGCGCACGGAATCCCTATTGTCCACTCGTCAGCCAAGGTCAATCACGACAACTCCTCGACTATTGCCTCTGACCCGTCTCTAGCTGAGGCCAACGCCAAATCTTTCCAGGCGAATCAGGAACTTTACCTTCGACGCTGGAATGGTGATCTTTACCCAATGTTCGAGGAATGGTCGCTGGAACGTCGATGCGAACTGGGATGGGACAAATGAGCATCGCTCTTGTTGGTTGTTCGTCGGTTGAGTATTGGCAACGATGGGGTCAGCAGTTCTGTGAGTCAATTCAGGCGATGCGAACTAAGCCGGACGAGGTGATTATTGCGTCACTAGAGCCGCTGAATGCGCCCGACTTCGTGACCAACATTGAAACCAAGGAACTGTTCTGGGATTCGTGGAATGATGCGATTCGCCACAGCACGACCGACTGGGTATGGCCTGTTGGGGTGGATGACCTATTTGAGGTTGATGCGGTGGAGAATCTGGATGAGTCGGCTGAGGTGATTGCGGTTGCGGGTCGTGAGTCGACGGGTGCGTCGTTTGTTCCTGATCCGCATGGGTTTGAGCGGATTCTTGAGGTGGGGTTCAATCCTATGCGGGGGTCGATTATGTTGCGTCGGGAGGTGGCGGTGGCGTTGCCTTGGCGTCCGGTGAAGTGGGCGGATTGGATGTTGTGGTGCGAGATTCGTCATCACGGGTATCGGGTGGTGTTTGATTCGCAGAGTCGGATGGTTCATGTGCGTCATGCTGGGGCTATTTCGATGAACTCGGATTCTGAGGCTGAGGCTCAGGTGAATAAGTTGAAGCATTGGTTGTTGACGGTTGGTGTGAAGCCTGGGGCTGAATGGCCTCCTGTGTTGTTGGGGTAACATAGAGCCGTATGATTACCAACGGTTACGCGACCAGGAATCAAATCAAGGCCGCCCTCAGAATCGGTACAGCCGACACGCTTGACGATGACCTGATTGATAACTGTGCTGAGGCTGCGAGCCGTCTCATTGACGGTTATTGCAACCGTCAGTTCTGGGCTGTTGCTTCTGCGACCTCCCGCATCTTCACCGCTGAGTCCGAGTTCACCTGCTCGATTGATGACGTGTCCGGCACAGCGATCACACTCCAATCCTCCAGCCTCGGTGACGGTGTATTCGATGTGACGTGGACGACGCTCGACTATCAGTTGGAGCCGTTGAATGGTGTGCTGGATGGTTTGACGTGGCCATACGACCGCATCCGTGCTGTCGGCGATTATCTGTTCCCAACCTTGAATGCGAACTATGGTGAACAGGCGTTGGTGAAAGTGACTGCCGTGTTCGGCTGGCCTTCGATTCCTTCGACGGTGACGCAGGCGACGATCATTCAGGCGTCACGAATCTTCAAGCGTTACGACTCGCCACTCGGGGTGGCTGGGTTCGGTGACATCGGTGCGATCCGTGTGTCACGCTTCCTTGACCCTGATGTCGCGCAGCTCGTCGAACCGTATCGACGAATGCGGATGTTTGCGTGAGCGCAGCAACCACCGTCACCCAAATCAAAGAAGGCCTCCAGACTCGTCTGGCGACCATCCCTGGGCTTCGTGCGTATGCCCAGCAACCGGACAACATCAATGCCCCGTTCGCATGGCCGATGCTGGAATCCATCACCTACAACGGTGCGATGGGCGGAGGCTTGGTTATTCATACGTTCACGGTGTCGGTCGTGGTGGGTCGCGCTGCGGAACGCTCAGCACAGAACGCCCTTGACGGGTATCTGTCCTATCAGGGTGCGAGTTCGGTTCGGGCTGCGATTGAGGCTGACAAGTCGCTCGGCGGTGTCGTACAGAACCTCATCGTTGAAACCGCCTCAAACATCTCGACGATGGATGGGAACGATACGACCTACCTGATGGTGGACTTCAGGGTGGTTGTGTACGCCTAACCCTTGAGAGGGTGAAGCGTTGGGGTGTAGTGTTGGGGTTTGTAATCCAACCCCTCTAGTGCCGGAAGGCAGGAGTCACAAACAATGGCAAAGCAAGTTCTGACAAACGTGGCCGTCACCTTCGGCACCGCGAACACGGACATCACTTCGTATGTCGCAGCAGTCACCCTCAACCTGACCGCAGCGGAAATCGCTACAACTAATTTCGGTTCGTCGGGTGCAGTCACCCGCATCCAAGGCCTGAAGGATCACTCGGTCACGATTGACCTGCATCAGGACTACCCGACCATCGAGAAGTTGTTCTACGACGCCTTCGCGAACGGCACCGCAGTTGCGATGACCGTCAAGCCAAACGGCACAGGTGCAGCATCCTCGGCCAACCCGAGCTACGCCTTCAACGTGCTTCCCGTTTCGTGGACGCCAGTCGCAGGCGCAGTCGGTGAACTTGCCACCGCCAGCATCACCTGGCCAATCGACGGAAACGTCACCAAGACCGGCACTGGCGCATAACTTTCATCACAACCCTTACCTGCGGAGGTAACAAATGAAACTGCCACTTGAAGTGGTCAGCGCATCCGACGGCTCAACCCGAATCGTCATCGCCACATTCCCAGACTTCATCGCCTACGAGCAGAAGTTCAGCAAGAGTGTCGCGAAGTTCGAGGATGGTTTGTCGCTCACCGATCTCGCGTTCCTCGCTTGGCATGCTGAGCATCGCACCAAGAAGACAGGGTTGGACTTCGACTCCTGGTGCAATGAGCAAGAGGCGATGACTTTGGGAGATGCTGCGCAAGCCGTGATCGCCCCTTTGGAGAGCAGTCAGCCCATTGGCTGATCGCATATCTGTCTTGCGAGACAGGTATCGCTCCGTCGGTGTTGCTGGCTGAATCACCCAGAATGCTCTACACAATGGTCGGCTATCTCCGATGGAGAGCCGTCCACATGAACAGGTAATCTCGCTCTATGGCATATCAGGGCAAGCCGTTGGGTCGTGGCGTTCGCATCTCTAAACGTCCTACAGCCGGTGAGTCGGCGATCCTGATTGATGGTCTTGCCGACTTCTTGAAGAAGGCCGCCAAGACCGATGATGATTTCAAGACTGAAATGCGTAAGGCGGCTCAGGATGTGGCGCAACAGTTGGTGGAGGGAGCGAAGTTGGAGGCGGCTTCGGTGACTCGTAGCCGTCAGGCGTTGGAGGTGATGAAGGGGATTCGAGCGACCCGTGATCTGGTGCCGACGATCAAGCTATCTGAGAAGACTGGGTTTGTGTCGCAGTCCCGTCCGAATCGTGTTCGCAAGAGGAAGGTGACTCGGGGCGACGTGTTCTTTGGTGCTGAGTTCGGTGGAGGTGCCAGGCGTCGAACCGACCAGTTCCTCCGACACAAGGGGACATCAGGTTACTTCTTCTGGCCTACTGTGCGTCGCATGAAAGACATGATCGCCAAGGAATATCTGATCGGCATCGACAAGGTTCTGAAGAAACTGGCGGATTGATTCGGTGAAGTAGAATCGGCGCGTGGCTGGTTCTCGTACATTCGTTGTCCGTTTCATCTCGGACACAGATAAGGCTCTTGACGGGTTCAAGAAGCTGAACAATGGTTTGGCTGGGCTTGGCGATGGTGGTGTGCTGGTCAAGCGGTCGTTCAAGGATATGTTCACGGGGGCTGCGGTTGCGACGGCTGGGGTGTCGGCTGCGGTGGTGGGGGTTGCTGGTGCGTTGTACAAGGCGACGCAGGCGGCGGCTGAGGATCAGAAGAGTCAGGCGTTGTTGGCCGATCAGTTGCAGAAGACGGTTGGTGCTTCGGATCAACTGATTGCTTCGACTGAGCGATTGATTGCTCAGCAACAAGCATTGACCGGTATCTCGGATACCCAGTTGCGTGACGCTCTTTCGATTCTTGTTCGTGGCACAGGTGATCTGACCAAGGCACAGAATCTGCTGTCGACGGCGATGGACATCAGCACCGCTACCGGCAAGGACTTGAACAGCGTCAGTATTGCATTGGCTAGAGGTGCGAACGGTCAATTCACCGCACTCACCAGGCTCGGTATCCCGATTGATGAGAACACCAAGAAGTCCAAGGATTTCAATCAGGTTCTTCGTGACTTGAATAGTCAGTTTGGTGGTGCTGCGAAAACTGCTGCCAGCACGTTCGAGGGGCAGTTACGGATTCTCCAAGGTCAATTCGGTGAGATTGTTGAGACGGTTGGGGCGGCCTTGTTGCCGTATCTGCAACAGTTCTCTGATTTCATTGTGACGAATGTGGTGCCTGCGGTTCAGCGCATCACAACCGTTCTTGGGGAGAAGGGTTTGGTGGCGGCCTTTCAGCAGCTTGTCTATGAGTCTGGTCGAAGTGGCCCTGCTGTCATCAGCGCATTTCGGGCGATCACTATTGGGATTGCTGAGTTCGCCAATGTTGCTGCTCGAGCGTTCAATATCTCAAAGGCACAATTCCAAATCCTGA